AGCAAGTCATTCACAATCGGTTCGTAATAAAATTTACCAAGACACAATATTCAAATATAGAGAGGTGAACATTGTCCCGTAATAAAGATAGGCTGGGTATTCCAGACAACACACCTATGCCTGCTGATCCGCCACCACAAGTATTAGATCAAAACAACTCTAATCAAGGTGGCTTTTCATTTGTGGTCCCAACAGAATTTGTTGAGATCCCGTCTCAGGGTAGATACTATCCTGAAAATCATCCTTTAGCGAATCAAGAAACAATCGAGATTAAGCAAATGACCGCTAAAGAAGAAGATATTCTTACATCAAGAACGCTATTGAAAAAAGGTGTTGCTCTCGACAGAGTTATGCAAAGCATTATTGTTGATAAGCGTATTAATGCAAGTACACTTTTGGTCGGAGATCGAAATGCAATTTTAATTGCAGCAAGAATCTCTGGCTATGGCGCTGATTATGCTACTAATATTAGGTGCCCAAATTGCAGTACAAAGCAAACACACACTTTTAATTTAATTGGTGCAACTAGCGTGCGACACTCTACGGTCAATGAGAATGAAGTAGTTGACAATGGTGATGGTACTTTTGTGGCTACTTTGCCCGTTACAAAGGTCGAGGTCACTTTTAGGCTTATGACTGGAAATGATGAAAAAAACTTGCTACAACAAATTGAAAACGCTAGAAAATCAAAGCAAGGCGAAAATAATATTACAAGACAGTTAAAACAACTTGTTGTAGCTGTTAATGGAGATAGCTCTCAGGAGACAATCAACTACTTGGTCAATAATGTACCGTCAACTGACTCTAGATACCTTAGAAATTTGTTTGCGAATGCTACCCCTGATATTAATTTAGCTGAAAATTTTGAGTGCGTAGAGTGCGGCTATGAAGAAAACATGGAGGTGCCGCTCACTGCGGACTTTTTTTGGCCTGACCGATAAATACATGGAAGACGTGTATGAGCAGTTTTTCTTCTTGAAATATAGAGGAGGCTGGTCATTTAGTGAAGCATACAATTTACCAATAGGCCTTAGAGGGTGGTTTGTTGAGCGCTTGATAAAACAAATTGAGCAAGAAAACGAAGCCTATAAAAATGCCTCTAATAGTTCAGGTAATTCCTCTGGTTTTCAAACGCTGGGCACACACAATCAGCCACCTACGCCTTCTAACTTATTAAAATAGCTTTTTCTTTTAATAACTAATTATTATTGGACTTGTAGGAGTGCGTTTAAATGTCAGATGAGTTGGAAGCTAAACAGAGACTTAAAAAGCTGCTTGATAGTATTAATGAAACTGAAGAAAAGCGTCTTGAGCGACTTAAACTAGAAGTTGAAAAATATGCCGAAATCGAATCAAAGCTTAGTGACATTGAAGCCAGAAAACAAGCGTTAGCTCTTAGATCAGAAGCAGAAGCAGAATACCAAGAACGAAATCTTAAATTTATTAAAGAGCGGGTTTTGCAGGGTCAGAAGCTTGACCAAGAACAAAAAGAATTCTTAAACAGTTTAAATCTTGAGTTTGACGCTCAAGGCAAAAATATAGAACAGCTTGATCGGGCACTCAAGAATCTTGAACTTAAAAGAGAAGCACAAGGCGATCTAAATCGCATGCTCAAAGAGCAAGGGCCTATGTCTGCCGGAATTGCAAAATCCACTGCACTAATGGCCGAAGCAATGGAACAAGGCCGTGTCGGAGCCCTACTTTTAAATCGTGCAAACGTAAAGCTTGAACAAGGATTTCTCAAGTTTGGCGGTGCAATCAAAAATGCTATTTTAGAAATCAACGTGGCTGAAAAGGCATTTGCACGATCTACTGGGAATATATTTGGTGAGAGTTTTAATAGATCTGTTCAATCGACGATTACTGAGCTTGATGTATACGGTATAACTGCAGAAGATGCCTACCAAGCACAACTTAGATTAGTACAAACTGTGACAGATTTCACAATGATGAATACTGCACAACAAAAACAACTGAGAGAAACTTCTGTTTTATTTAAAGAACTTGGTATAGGCGCCGGCGTTTTTGAAAAAGGTTTGCAGGGTGCAATTAAACAGTTATCAATGACTCCTGCCGCTGCAGAGATGACAACTCGTGAAATATTTGCTACCGGCCAAGCGCTTGGTGTTGTACCAGCAGATCTTCTTGAAAAGTTTGCTGCACTAACTCCAACTTTATCTAAGTTTGGAAGCGAAGGCGGTCGAGTATTTAAGGATCTAGCCAGAATTTCCAAGA